TTTTAAGAGTGCGTCGCGGTCTGTGTCGTCGATGTCTGGAGAAGCGATAGGGAACTCGATCGAATCGAAAAATGCGCGTGGATAGGCTTTAAGCTGTAGGCGACGAGCTAGAGCCAGAGTCGCGTCCGCTGTCTTCTCGATGTTCGTGTCCCAGATTTCGGCAAACTTACCGTATTCCGAAATAGACGCGGCTTGGCTATCCGTAAGCGTCGAACCGTTCTTATAGTTAATCGTAATAAAGTTTCGGACGTCACCGCTTCGGGTTACTGACTTTAAGCCGACGCCGATTCCCTGAGTCGCTGAGATTTCGGTATAGCCATTAGCTGCGAGATAAGTCTGTCGATGTAAAGCGTCTGCATACCCGATTCGGCCTGATCCGTCCTCGAAGAGATAGCCAAGTCCTGATTCTGCGATCTGACTGGCTAACGTGTAGCTAGAAACTGGGTCGGCTGCTCTGTTAACCATTTCGTATTGCCCAGGCTGATCGATCTCGCCTAGTCCTACGTTCTCGGCGTTCGCCCATGTCGTCGTCGGATCGTACTGATACCAAGCTAAAGCGGGAGCGACTTCGTTCCAGTTATTTAGAAGTAGATCCGAAAGAATGTTATAGATCTGAGTTCCGTCGTAGTCCTTGGCTAAAGATAGTTCCCAGTTAGCCCGAGCTAGTTTAGACAGTGCGCCAAGTGCTGTAATGCGGGCAGAAGTAACGTAATCCGTCGATCCAGCTGACACGACGCTTATTTCGATGTCGCTGATAAAGCCGCCATAAAGATCGACGTAAACTCCAGTCGAATCTTTAATCGAGATAAGGATTTCATTACCGACTGTAAAAGGGTAAGACGTATTCTGTAAGTTAATTAGTTCGATGTAGCAATAGCCCGCGACTGGCTGCTCATAAACAGAAGTTCGGCCACTAGTGATCTGAACGCTGGCCAGTGTGACTTCTTGATAATCGACGCCACCAATTAAGACGCGCCATTCTGGATTCCATAGCGTCACGCGAACGCACCCGATCCAAGAGTTCCGCGATAGCTGGAATTATTAAGAACGTTAATAATCGCTCGGGCTGTACCTTCTGGGTCGATCGCGCCGTTAACAGTTAAGTTAATGACTGAACCGCGTCCGCCGCCGAGCGCATGATTTGGAGTGATCGATCCGTTACGCCCGGGCGTAAATAGTTCTGGACCTTGCTCGCCGACGATGTAAGAAGTTCCCGAAGTAACTGGGCCACCGCCAGCTCTAAATCCGCCGAAAACCCTGTCGATAACGTTGCCGATTCCTTCGACAAGAGGATTATCTTTAACTAATTTGATGAACGCTTTTACCTTGTCGATCATGTCGTCCAAGAAGTTAACTACTCTAGAGACGCCAGTAATAACAGCCGAGATCGCTGTACCGAGAACCTCGAAAGCCACTCGAAGAACTGTTCCGATAACTGGCCCCATCGTGTCTCTTACAAATGTGGCCACTGACTTAAACAGCGTAAAAAGCGGACTTAGTTCTGCTTCATTAGAGGCTATGGCGTTTTTAATCTTGTTAAATGCAGAGAAGAGTCCTTCTAAAGCTGGGCCGAAGACGGCAGCGAAGAACGGAGCGACGAAGTCCTTCATAAAATCGTAAAGAGACTTAAAGGCTGGAATAACGAAATCTGTAAGAACTGTCTTAATGCTGTTAAATGGGCCTTGGAGATCTTTACCGATTGACGTGGCCATAGATGAAAGAGCTGGAATAACCTTGTCTACGAACGTAGTAACCAGCGGAGTAAGAGCGTCCAGTACGAAAGAACCTACGGTCTCTTTACCTTCATCGAATGCGATGTTAAGTCGATCTAACTTTCCTTGGAAAGTGTCGGCCTTGGTAGAAGCTTGATTCTCGAAAGTATCCGCGAGCTTCTTAGTAATCTCGTCCATCGAAAGAGTCTTTAGCTGGGCAGCTGAAAGTCCGACGCCTAACTTACCAAGCGCGGCTGTGTTGCCTTCTGTGGCCTTACCTAGCGCATTAGAAACCGCTTCTAGACTCTTACCGCTACCCGCGCTTATGTCGAGAGCTAGAGCTTGGAGCTTCTGAGCTTTCTCGACGTCGCCAGTAACGCGAGCTAATCTTTCGAGCGATGGGCGAAGCTCATCGTCTGTCACGCCGAACGCGAGCGATGTTTTAGTAATGTAATTCTCGGTCGCCTTAATCTGGGCGTCCGTCGCGCCTGTAACGTTCTTTAGAGTTAAAGCGAGTTTCTCCTGAGCGGCTGCGTCTGCGATCGCTGACTTAACGCCATCGACGAGAAGCTTTCCCGCGTAGGCTGCGGCTGCAACTGTGGCAGCTGCGAAAGCGGCAGCGGCTACCTTGCCGAACTTGCCGATCTTGTCGGAGAAGCCTTCGACTTCTCTCTGCGCGCCTTTAACACCCTTCTTTAATTCGTCGAAGTCGGCGTCGAAAGTTATCTTTACTTTTGGAATGCCAGCCATTAGTCGAGACCCACTTTCTTAATTATCGCCTGAACTATGTCTATGTATTCTTTCGCGACGATTGGCGTGTAATAGTCAACAGCTGGAGAGATCCAGTAGCCGCGCTTATTGCGCGGGGCCTTAAAGCGATCGGTATACGCGCGACCCAGTGAATCTGTACCGCGCCCGCCGCCGAACTCTGTTCCCCAGAGAAGCGCGCCCGCTGGAGCTGCGCCCTGTCGGACTTTATTACCTTTACCGCTCTTAGAAGCTTCTCCGCCGTACTTGCGACCGACCTTCTTAGGGCCACCGATGTCGACGCGAATAAGACGATCGCGTTTAGCTGTAATCGTCTGAGCTACGAGCTTAGTCTGTGGAGCTGGCGCACCGTTCGCGCTCATCATGAGCTGGCCCGCCAGACGCTTCGATAGTGGAAGAGCTGCGTCGCGGATCTCGTTCTGTGTTTCCTTGTCGAGAAGATTAAGAGTCTGGATCAAGTTTTTAAGCGCGGCTGGCTCGACTTCGATCGAGTAGACACCCTTCTTACTTGCCATTCCGTTTCTCCAGTATCTCTAACGCCGTTAAGATCTGCTCCGCCGTCTGCCACTCGCTCATCGGGATTTGAGTCGCGATAGAGAGTTCGACGATTAGTCGATTTAGGCTTCCGACGGGATAGCTTTTGGGTTTGCGTTACTCGCTGAGACTTCCGCGACCGTTTCGATCCAGACCTCGTAAGGCTTGACTGGAGTTCCCGCAGCTTCTCGCTTCATGGCTTGATAGCCAAGATAGAGAAGATCGTTTACTCCGATAGATTCGGCTTGCTGGATAGTCTTTCCAGTTTTGCTTTCCCACTTCGACCACTCGGGAGAAGCCGCCACGAATGTAACGGCCTCTCCTGAGAAGTATTCGACTTCGATGTTTAGTTTCATGTTCGCTCCCGATTCTGTTTTTTAGCTGAATGTCTCGCTTGGTGTTCCCACTACTGTAAAGGATAGCGTTACAGTTTGAGCGTCTGGGCTAGAACCGCCGACGCTTGGGAAGATTGGTAGCACGTTAAACGCGAAGACCGCTCCTGTAACAGCTGTTAGCGATACCGCTAGAGTCGTGTTAGGTGCTGTCTCTGCCGCTGTCCATAGAGCTTCGCAGAGTGAATCCGCTGCGCCCCAGTCTGCAAGCATTTCGACGTCGAACGTCCACTGCTTATCGATCGAACGGTAAGCCTTAGCGTAAAGAGTGTCGTAAGTTTCGATAGTTACATCTCCGCTTAGCGTTGCGCTTGTTGCTTGCTCGTTATAGTTTTTGGTCGCGATCGTAACCGAAAGATCGCGCCCTGTAATTACGGTCGTGGCCATGTTGGTCTCCTAGTTTGTTTGTGTGTAATAAGTCGAAAGCTGAATCTCGCAAGCGAGAATCTCTGACGCGCCTATGTTTAACGGAATCGGATTCGATACGTCTCCGACTTCGTACCCTGACGGAATAGCCGCCAGAATGCTAATTACGAGCTTCTCGATGTTATCGAGCGCGCTCTGATTATCGTAGATCGCTACGCCTACGGTCATGATTAGATTGACTTTAAGTTTTACGTTCCCTTTACTTAAAAAGCTTGGCTCTAGGTAGGGCGTGTTCGGGACGACTGCCGCGAACGGAACGATGGGCGACTCTGGAACTGAGTCGTAAGTGTTAGCCGCTACTCCTTGGATCGCTGTCTTTAGCGGAGTACGGACGCTAGTTAAAATCGAGCTTGCTGGCATTATCCGACCATCGTGTCGACGTCGATGTAATTACCCAAGAGGCCTACGACGCGATTTAACAAGCTGCGCCCCATGCGATAGGGACTCGAAGCGAAATCGAGACCTTCGATTTGACCGCCCGCAGCTGTGCGAGATTGGAAGACTTCGATAGATACGGCGTAAATGGCTGACTCGATTGACGAGTTTCCGACGTAAAGAGTCGCAGCTGAATAGCCGCTAAGTGTTGCCATGCCGTTCGGAATAATCTGGCGGCGTGTTACGTCTGTAGATGTAAGAGCGGCGCAGAATGAAGAGTCTGTAACGATCGTAAGAGTGTGAGTGGCTGTAAATGGAGCTGGAAGTCCAGTAACGACGATCGACTGTCCTACGACGAAAGGGTGTGTCCGTCTAGTGTAGAACTTCGCGACGTTGTCTTCTAGCGCGTACTCGACTACAGCCGTCGAGTTCTGAATAAGCAGCGGAA